AACGTGATGATGAGATACGCCGCGGGATGCTCCAAGATATTCTACAAACGCTTAGTTGAATTTGTATATAACACATAAATACCTAAATACCGCTTAACGAACAAGTTTAATGACTATCATGAAATGCAGAACCTTGTTAGGGCTCATCGTCTTCGGGAACGTCCCCCGTCTCGCGACCATCTCCACCTCATCGAGCAACGCCCACAGTCGCCGCAGCTCCTTCGCATCAAAACCGGATCTCCCAACGCACACCCCACTGCGGCGGCTCATTCCGCCGTAACTCGACCCCAGCCTGCAGCGTCCCGCCTGCCAGCGGTCGCAGGACACTTATGGCTATGCCACCCTTTGCCGTCACCCCGATTGTGGCCCCATCGCCGTGGGCGATGGGGACTATGATTTTGGGGCTGCCAGCTCACTCACGCGGCCCACAACACCCTGTGCCTTGTACCGCTCCAGCGCCGCCTCAATGAGTTGCTCCACATAGCGGCGGATGTCGCCGACAGTCTCGGATAGAGCCTTGCGGGTTTCAGTGTCCAGCTGGGCGAGAACCTGGTCGACCACCTCCCGCCCCAGGGCCACCAGCTCGTCACGACTCGCCCGGCCCTCCACCACTGCCTGCCGCAGCGCAGCGGCCACCTTGCTCTCGGTGGCCAAGACGGCCACTTCAGCCAAATAGGCGACTCGTGCCAGCGCCTGGTCGGCCAACTCATGGTCGATTCGCGCGTCCAGGGCCTCCTTGGCACGACGGATGTAGGCCAGGGCGTAAGCGGCACCGAAGCTCAACAGGGCCAGCAGCACCGTCACGATGAGCTCCCGCAACTCAGTCCAAACGATGTCAAGCATGGTATCCCTCCTAGCTGTACGCTCGTGTCAGCCACCCAACTAAAAACGCCCGCGACTGCGGGCGCTTGGCTGCGATACGGTAGTAGTGGTGGGCGGCTAGCCATCTGAGCACCTGCAGCAGTCGCTTGGGGTCGGCGCGGTTGGCCGCGGCGACTGTTTGCGGGCCGATGATGCCGTCAACGGCTACTGGGTAGCCCAGGAACACAAGTGCCTCCTGCAGCAGCCGGTGCGCGGTCGCCGGCCCCATGTTGACAGCCATGTCGAAAATCTTTGTGGCCACGGCTTCATCATTAAGGCGCCCATATCCGTACTTCGAGTAGAAGTCGCGGTAGTAGATGGCGATGGCGTCCTCACGGGTGAGGTTGGCAATGTCCAATTCGGGATAGCTCCGACGGCTGATACCCCATTTGGTCTCCCCGCCCGGGTCCCGGGGGTCGTTGACGTAGCCGCCCTCATGGCCCAGCACGACCTCCACGGCGCGCAGGAAGCGCTTGTCCGTGACAGTACTCATATCGTCATCTTCACCTCCTTGCGCTTGTCGCTCAAGGGATTAGGACTCGTGAAACAGCACTACCGCCCCACCCCCCCGTCCTGCTTGTCCCGCAGTACCGCCAGTGCCTGACGCAAGCGGTCCGGTATGGGCACGCCGACCTCACCCAAATTCTCAACGATGGACAGCGCCTCGTTGCCGATGTACCACCAGATGGCGACCGTCCGCAGGATGGGCTCGCCGAGGCCACCGAGTTGGTCAAGGATGTTGCAGACGGCCACGACAACGAACATCCCCACTTTGCGAGCGATACCCCGGCGCCCTATATCCGACGACAGCCGCCCATGCACCCACGCTGCCGCCCAGCCTGTTACGTAGTCCATGCAGGCCAAGACGACGAGCGCCGCGAACACCGCGTCCCAGCCTCCCCACAGATAAGTGGCCGCGGTGCCCACCGCAGCGATGAAGGCCTTCCAGATGTTAGTTGCTCCCATAGTCCCACCCCCTGATGCGATGAGGTCCGTCCCGCGTGGGACGCGCCTCTTGACATAAGCGTCAATCCCGTCCGAACGAAGCACGAGCTACCACACCCGCTGATCTGCCCGGCACATCAGGGGATTATAACTCGGGCAATCGAAATCGTGCCGTTGTCTCCCACCACAACCCAAAGGCCGTTGGCATAGGTGACGTCGCGCAGGATCGCTGACGTGCTGCTGGGGCGCGAAGTCCATGAGGTGCCATCCGAGCTGGTCCGAATCGTGCCACTGTCTCCCACCACAACCCAGAAGCCGTTAGCATAGGCGATACTCCGCAGGACGGACGACGTGCCGCTAGTGCGAGAAGTCCATGAGGTGCCGTCCGGGCTGGTCCGAATCGTGCCACTGTCTCCCACCACAACCCAGAAGCCGTTAGCATAGGCGATACTCCGCAGGACGGACGACGTGCCGCTGGCGCGAGAAGTCCATGAGGTGCCATTCGTGCTAGTTAGAATCGTGCCGTTGTCTCCCACCGCAACCCAGAGGCCATTGCCATAGGCGACGCCCCACAGCTCGGAAGACGTGCCGCTGGGGCGCGAAGTCCATGAGGTACCATCCGAGCTAGTCAGAATCCTGCCGCCGGACCCCACCGCAACCCAGAGGCCATTGCCATAGGCGACGCCCCGCAGGACGGACGACGTGCCGCTAGTGCGAGAAGTCCATGAGGTGCCGTCCGGGCTGGTCCGAATTGCGCCGTCATCTCCCACCGCGACCCAGAGGCCGTCGGCGTAGGCGACGCCGCACAGGACGGACGACGTGCCGCTGGTGCGAGAAGTCCATGAGGTGCCATTCGTGCTAGTCAGAATCGTGCCGCCGCCCCCCACCGCGACCCAGAGGCCGTCGGCGTAGGCGACGCCCCACAGGTTGCTCGACGTTCCGCTGGGGAACACGGTCCACAGATGGAGCAGCAGATTACGCATGATGGGATCAAGCTGGCTCTTGGTGTAGTACCGCCCGTCGTGGTCGGCGCTGGACTTGTGAGTGTTGAGGGCACTGAGCAGGCCTGCGAGTGTGGCCGGCGGCGAGTCGTACCAGTTACTCGTCCCGGTGATGGCTTTGATCCTGTTCGCAATCCAGTCGAGGAGTTGCCGCAGGCTTCCCGAGTTGCCGCTAGGGGTCTGCAACGGGTCCAGAGTCCGGCTGCCACTCTCGATGGCCTGAATGTTACCCTCGATCCGATTGAGATCGGTCGGGAGCGGTATGTCCGCGCTTTTCCAGTTCGTTTTCGGCGCCTGGTATCCGCTGGGCGCGCTACTCATGACATCAACCTCCTCGCTACAAGCCTCGCACTTAACGCCCCCGCCCAGGAGAGCTCCTGTCGGACCACCTGGGCCTGCATCCCATCGACGCTCACCACATCATCCACCTCTAGCGCCGGGTTCCCGCGCCAATCCAGCTCCACATCCCGCCTCTGTTGGGCCGACCTCGCCAGGATGGCCTGAGCGATGGCCTGGGCGTGCTCGCTGGTCTGGACCAGGGGGTTGGACGGCACCTCGTGGACGATCAGCCCAAGCTCGCGGATGCTCAGGTCGTCCTCCTCCACCACCTGCTCGCTGCCTTCGACCGAGAGCGGCCGCCCCGTGATGACCAGTGTCGCCGATGCCATGCTCGTCCCGGTGTTGCGGATCTGCATCTCGGCACCGGCCGCACCGTAGCTAGCCTCTACGATGGAGACGCCCGCCGGAGGGCTCTCCAGGGAGGCGGCCGCGTCGATAACGGGGCGCTTCCGGTACTCGGCCCGGATCGTGATGGTGGCACCGGGGGGCACATCCACCGTTGCCCGGTAAATCTCTTCGGTCGAAGCGGTCAGTACCAGCGGCTGCGTGGTCACCCCGACCCTGTTGGCGACGAGTCCGCCACTCACCGGGTGCCGGGCGGGTGGGAAATAGTCGTCAGCCGTAATCTCCAGGATCGGGCCTCCAGACGGGGTCGTTACCTGCTCTATTCTGAGAATGCCGTCCCGGTCACAGTACGCCCGCGCAAGGCCCGCCTCCGCGATTATCCGCAGAGCGTCCCGGTGCGACCCCGGCGGCACCCAACCCCACGGTACGACGATGTCTTGGAGCCCCGGGTCAAGCCGGTACGTCTCCGGCGGCATCTTGGCATGAGTGAGCACGTCCTGCGCGAGCTCATACAGAGAGACGTTCTGCTTGAGCGGCCCTGGTTCATACGTCGTGCGCCGCAGGAGCTCCATGCGGTCACGAGCCCGGACCATGGCCTCCAGCTCCTCCGAATCCCACTCAGTACTCCAAAACACACCGAGCGGCACCCACTCATCATAGAGCGGACGGGTCTCGCGGTACAACTCGGCGATGATCTCGTCGCTTACGGCATAGGGGAGGATGAGGAGTTCGTCGATGAGGCCGTTCCACCACTGGTCGTTGTAGGTATAGCCTCTGTGGCCGATAGGGATGACCCCTCTATACCTACCGCCCGGGTTGCGCACCGAAATAGGCTTGGAGGCAGACGCGACGCGCCCCCCGTCTACGTAAAGATGAACGTCAGCAGTACCGTCCACCCAGGTGAGCGCGATATGGTGCCATTCTCCGTCGTTATACGAATCCGCAGTAGTTAGAGTGTCTGCGGACCCGTAGGAAACCACGAATCGGCCGCTGGTGTTCATCCTTATCCCGAACCGCGTGTCCGGTCCGACCTCGTCGCTCGCCCATTGGAGGGTCAGCACTCGGTCGGTAGTGACATCGGTTGGCGTCTTTACCCATGCGGCAAACGTTCCTGTAGCGTGATTCCAGATGCTTTGTGGGTACTCTAGCCTCCCCGCCGCCCTCGTCCCGTCCACGAAGGAGGTGGCGAAGGGTTTGTTCAGCTCTACTTGAGCAAACTCCCATTCGATATATGTGCCAGCCTTTATAAGATGGTTACCAGCCCGAACTGCAAATGCCGCATTAATATTACTCGTATCTTGGTGTGTATAAGTTTTTCGTCCCAATCCATCTGCTCCATGAAGATGCGGAGAACCAGAACTTGATCGACCAAGACCAAACCTACCCGTTGTACCTGGAGCTTCATAGTAATCCAAAATGTAAGCCGACATGGTGTGTGGCTGGTTGGCAGGCCACGTAAAGGTGTTGGTTAGATTCAATACAGGGTACGTGCAGTCAGCTATTACTTCGGCCCTATACCTGTGCTCACCGAGCCGAGTAACGCGAATAGTGCCGCCACCAACGCTTCTGTCGGTGCTATCTCCGACGTTTAGGTTAGCAAACCAACTCTGGTATCCAGCGACGAATATCTGATTCGTCGTCCCCTCCTCCACCGCCACTGCACCGCCGAAGCGGCCCTCGCCCGGGCGGCGAGTAACAACGTGATCGGGAAGGGGCTCGATAACCGCCCCATTCTGACGAGACAGAGTCAGATCGCGGTCGAAAGGTGCATACCACCCCTCGCCCCACAAATGCTTCGCGCCTTCGATACCTAGCCACGCTCGCACGCGACGGTTGGGGCGCAGGAGCTCGCGGAATGGGCTCTGCGGGTTGGTCACGTCGAAGCGGCCGCCGCGGTTGACCAACCGGACCGTGATCTCGTTCGTGTTGACACCGCCCGTACCCACGCCGCTCCCCGACTCGCTCTCCTCCAGAAGACGGAGCTCCAGTAGGTCGCTGCCCTCGTAGGTCTCCTGGAGTGAGGTGAAGAACTCGAGGATCTTCGCATGGGCGCCGGGGCGGGACCACGCCCGGATCTCCAGCTCCTGGCGGGTCACGTCCAGGGCCGGAGGGTCCAGCAGTTCGTAGAACTGGATCTCAGCGTTGCCGGTCACAGTCCGCTCGCGCAGAAGCGACCCGTCGGGTCCGTAGAGACGGATGGCGAACTCGGTCGGCCACTCTCCACGTGCAGAATCTCCGACCACCTGGAAGGTAGTTACTGAGCGCGCTGGGTGGGTCAGAATCAGGGTCGGGTAGGGCTCGCTGAATCGCCCGTCCTCCCCTGCTACCTGAGCACTCCACCAGCCCATCTGGTAGAGGTACGCGTCTTCAGGGACTGGAGCCAGATGCCAGGTGCCGTCCAGAACCCAGACACCATCGAGGGCCGCCCACTTGTGTGTCGGTTCGGTGGCGAAGTCCGCCGTCTGAGCCGGGTATGAGACATTCGCCTGTTCCGAGGCCGTCACTTCGATGGTCTGGTCCAGCGTTGGGTCAGTGTAGTCGATGGTAACGCGCGCATCGACCCGGCGGACAGGCGCCTTCATCTGGTTGAGGAACTCCTGGGAGACCGTGTACACAACTACCACCTCACGGGATTAGAAGAGCCGCCACCTCCACGCCATCGGTGACGGAGTAGTCGATCCACACTTCGCTGCTGCCAGGCTGATTGTAAACCTCAGCCTTGAGCGGGCCGATGAACTGCCCACCCCCACCATGGATAACCACCCGGCGGTCCTCCAGTTTGAGGCCTGAGACGTTGTAACCCGAGCGGATGGTTAGTACCAACTCCTCCTCGCCGTGGTTGCGGACGTGGAGAACCAGCCTACCGCCCGAGTTTTCCACCAAGTGACCGTCGAGGTTGGCTGGGGAGTAGACAGGCGTTAGCCCGGCATCCGAAACCTGCTGCCGGGCGATGGCAACTCGAGCCACAGGGATCACCTCTCGATGAATGGAATGCTAACTTCTTCCCAGATCCGCACGCCGTTCCGCGTGTGCCAGGCCGAGTACGTGATATCGCCGGTGTAGGCCATCATTTGCTGCTGGCCCCCAGCGTCGGGGTACTCGACCATCATGAATGGCTTATTGGCCGCAATCAGGTCGAGAATCTGCTGAAGCTGCGGGTCCGGCAGGTAACGCCAGGTAACGTCCACCCGCCGGATCCCGGCCCGCACGACTTCCATAACCATGACACCCGACGCCGATCTGTTGCTCTTGGTCAAATCAAATCTCCCGACCCGCACTTCCGCGGGCCGGGCGACCTCGACTCCTGCGATGCGGATAGTGGCCATCTGCTACACCCCCAAGGCCGGACGGATGACCACGTCCATCCCCTGCCGCTGGCCCTCACGGACCAGGTGCGGCAGGATGAGTCGCGCGAACGTCGCGCCGTCGATGCGCAGAACGACCTCACGGTCGTCGCCGGCCGGACCAGGCCCGGAAGCTTGTTGGAACCTGTGGGCTGTCATCATGGCGTCGAACACCGCGGCCCCGACGCTCTCGGCGATGACGTTGTCCCGCTCCAACGGGATAACGGCCTCCCGGCGGTGCCCCTCGCCGACCATCGCCAGCGTAGGCCCGGTCACGATGCCGCCCTGAGCGAGGCCGGGGATACGGATGGACCCCAGGACCTGACTGGCGATGGAGCCGATTCCGGCCAGGGCCGCCGCGATGACGCCGCCGGCCAGAACCGGGGCAATCGGGCCGCTCCAGGCAAAAAACGCCACCAACGTGGCGTAGGCTTGCTGGATCACGGCAACGATTACCGAGCCGACCTGCGACAGGACGCCCAGCACCCACTGCCCGAACGTGGCCAGCGACTGAGATGCCGCCTGTGCCAGCCGCTGCACGAGCAGCTGCTGGACGGCATTCCCGAGCGACCCTAGGATGGACTGCACGCCCTGGCTCATGGACATAGTGCCGCTCAAGATGCCGCTGAACGCCTGGGTGAACGCCGCCTGGAGGCCGGTGCTCAGCGTCCCGGCCCAGCCCATCATGTCGCCGCCGAAGGTCTGGCTCTGAGCCAGGATGGTATTGTAGCCCTGTCCAAACTGGCCGGTCAGGGCACTCATCATGCGCTGGAACCAGCTCGTGACGTCCTCGACCAGGTCGGGCACGATGGAGTGGCCGACGAGCGTGTCGTACAGGCGCTGGAAGAAGCCTGTGACGCCCGAGACGAGATTCCCCGCTGTCTCGGTCACGCTCTTCTTCATGTCGTCCCACCAACCGATGACCTTATTACGCAGGTCAGTAACGACTCGCTCAACGCTCTTAGCCATGTTGTCAATGGCCTTCTCGATGGCCGCTACAATGTCAGAGACGGTGTTCTTCGCCGTCTCCCATCCGTCCACGACGGCGGCCCTAATCGACGTCCATGTGCTCTTGGCACTAGCAACCAGGCCATCCCATGCGCTCGTGACTGCGCTGGCCACGGCGTGCCAGACGCTGGCTGCGGTCGATTCGGCCCACGTCCACACGTCCTCGATGGCGGTGCGCACGGACTGCCAGACGGTTGTCGCCGTTTCGGCTAGAGCCGTCCACGCGGCCTCAATGGCGCTGCGGACGGCCGTCCACACGGCGCTGGCCTGAGTATCCGCCCAGGACCAAACCGCCGAGATGGCAGCGCGAATCGCATCCCAGGTCACTGTCGCGGCAGCCGATAGGCCATCCCAGACCGCGGTGATGGCACCAGAAACACCACTCCACACGGCGCCCGCCTGCTCCGACGCCCAGGTCCACACGGCATTGACGGTCGCCTTGACGCCATCCCACACCCGGCCTGCAGCGTCCTCGACTGTCGCCCATGCAGACGTTATTGCCGTTGATACGGTGCCCCACACCGCCGACGCTTGCTCGCTGGCCCAATTCCAGACGGCTTCGATGGTCCCGCGGATGGCTCCCCAGGTGGCACTGGCCGCCCCGGAGAGAGCCGTCCACGCGCCCTCAATGGCACCGGCGACCGCTCCCCAAACGGCACCCGCGGTCTGCTCGGCCCAGGACCAGACAGCCTCGATGGCGCCACGAACAGCCTGCCAGGTCGTGGTTGCCGCCGACGAAACCGCGTCCCAAGCGGCCAAGATGGCGCCGGTTACGGCATCCCACACGGCCGCCACGGTGGCGCTCGCCCAGTTCCAAACAGCCTCAATGGCCGAGCGAATACCGCCCCAAACCATCGTCGCTGCGCTGTGCAGCGCGTCCCAGGCCGCGGTGATGACGGCCGTCACGCCCTGCCACACAGTGCCTGCGGTCTCGGAAGCCCAGTTCCATACCGCCGACACAGCGTCCTGGATGGCGCTCCAGGTGGCCTGTGCGGCCGCACCCAGCCGCTCCCATGCGGCCACAACCGCGTCGGCGGCCGCCTGCCATACGGAGCCGAGGGTTTGGCTCGTCCAATCCACGACCGCCTGCACGGCCGCGTGGATGCCGCTCCAGATGTCACTAGCGAGCGCGGCCAGCACGGTCCACGCCTCGCCAATCGCACCAGCAACCTGGTCCCAAATGGCGGGCACCGTGCTGACCCAATCCATGACCGTCTGGATAGCGAGTAGAATGGCGGCCCACACGTCGCCGGCGACCGTCGCCAGCGTATTCCAGGCCATAAGGACGGCCGTCACGATGCGGTCCCACACCGGCGCGACATTGGCCGCAAACCACGCCTGCGCCGAGGCGACTGCCGCGACGATGTCCTCCCAATAGTGCCAGATAGCCGCCGCTAAAGCCGCTGCGGCCGCGATGGCCCAAGCAATCGGCCCCATGGCGATAACCCACCCGGCCGCCACCCGGACTCCATGGGCCACGGCGACGGCGCCGAGCCATATCCACCGCGCGGCCAGCACAGCCATCTCGGCTACTTGCACGCCGATGGACCAGACAGCCCGGCCGGCCGTCGTCACCCAGGCGGCCACCTGCTGCGTCGCCGACCACGTTGCCCGGGCAGCCGCCAGCGTCAAGGCGGGCACGAGGGTAAACGTAATGATGGCCGCCGTGTTCTCCAGCACCACGTCGAGACCCGGCCACTCCCGGCGGAGCCACTCGACGGCCTGCCGCACGGGCTCCATGGACTGGGTCAGGCGGTCCCAGGCACGCGAGGCCGCCTCGCCAATGCTCGTAATGACACCCTCCAGTGCGGCCAGACCATCGGCCATACTGGCCGTGGCGTCGAGGTTGGGCAGCGCTACATCCAGCGGCTGGAACTCGGGCAGCTCAAACGAGTCCAACAACGACTCCTGTACCTGGTGGACCTCGTCGAACGACTGGATGCCGCCCTCCGCTGCCTTCTGCGCCGCCTCAAGCCCGGCCGCCAGCGTCTCCTGGGCCTGGGCAGCCTGCTCGGCGGTAAACGCGGACTCCGCGGCTTGCTGCGCCACCCGGGCGCTAGCGGTGGCGGACTGAATAGCCTGCAGGGCGCTGTCGCGGAGCGAGTTGGCGTAGGCCATAACCGATTCGGCCGTGCCGCGCAAGGCCGGGACAATCCACGACAGCGCCTGGTAGATGAGCGCGGAACCACGCACCACCAGCGAGGCGCCGTACATGGCCACGCCGCCCAGAACCGTCCACACGCGCTGCCCGACCTCGGCCAGATTACCCCAGTTGCGAGCCAACACGTAGGCGGTCAGCGCGACGGCCGCGCCCACAGCCATCCACGGGGTAAGCGGCCGCAGGGTGGCCCATAGACTGACACCCAGTTTCTTCAGCGCCGGGATGAGCCAGGCGACAATAGCCGGCACGAGGCCGCCCACGATGGCGCCGGCGATGCCGACAATGACAGGCTGCACCCAGGGCGGGAACGCGCGCTCCAAAGCACCAAAGAAGCCATGGAGAGAGACCGCGTCCGCGACGCGCTCAATAGCGTCCGCTAGAACGCCCATGGCCGCGGCCAGCCCGGTGATGCGGACAACGTCCTGCCCCCAAGCACGGACGATGGTCGTCACCGAGTCCTTGATCTGCTCCCAGCGCCCTGCCATCGTCGTGGCTTGCCTGGTCATGGCACCGGCGAACCGGCTGGTCATGCCCTGCAGCACCGCCTCGACGGCAACAGCAGAGCTTATTGCGCCTCGGGAGGCCAGGTCCATGGCCTCCGGCACCGAGACGCCCAGGAATTCGGCCAGCATCTGCCATGCCGCTACCCCCTGCTCCGTGAGCTGCAGGAACTCCTGCGAGGCGAGCTTGCCCTTGGCCTGGATCTGGCCGAGGGCCCTAATGATGGCCTCCAGCATCTGCTGGCCTCCGCCCATGGCAGCAACGGTGTCGCCAATGGGGGTGATCATCTCGAGTACGCGGTCGGCCGTGAACCCGTACGCCAGGAGCTGACGCGCAGACTGCTGCAACCCAACGAACCCAAACGGCGTGCGCCTAGCGTACACTTCAAGTTCGCGGAGGAACCGCCGGGCGCGCTCGGCGTCGCCAAGCATGGTCTCAAACGCAATCTGCGACTGCTCAAAATCTGCCGCCAGTTTCACCCCTGCGGCACTGAGGCCGCCGAGGGCCGCAGTGGCGACAGCGGCCCACTTGGCCACGTTGCGACCTAGAGCAAGACTGGCTGGGACGGCCTCGCGGATGGACTTCGGAAGCGTTTTCGCTTGGCGCTGGACGGAGCGGGAGAATGAATTCCACTGACGCTCCGCCTTGGCAATACTGGACACGAAGCGGCCGGTGCTGGCGATCAAGGCGATATTGAACGTCGATACGGTGGCCACTTCATCACCCCCAAACAAAGAGGGCGGCCGCTAAGACCGCCCATCTCTCACCTGCAACACCCTTGACCACATCTCCAGGATGCGAGCCTGTTCCTCCCAGCTTTGCTCCTGCGCCTTCGGTACCTCGTACCGAGGCATGAAGTCTGACGGTTCATAGGGCTTGCGCCGGCGCTTCGGATCTCGGTAGCTGTTGGCTACCGTTGACGCGATGAGCCCCGCCCGCCAGTCCTCGACCTCGGTGCCCCAAGGCTCCAGCGAGAAGAACGCCATCCATTCCGTCAATTCCCGCGACGACATGCGCCGCAGGAGTTCCCCAACAGGCATACCAAGGGCCAACGCCAACCGGAAGACGAACCTCCGTGTTGGATTGGCCCTCAGTTTCCCGCCAATTCCTCAACGTCCTCGGGGCGCAGGCCTGCCAGACGCTGTGCGACCTCGAAGACCCGGTTCAAGGCGACCGCAGACTTTCGCCCCAGAACCTCCGCATCCTCATCGCGGAAGATGCGATTGCCTTGCTCGTCTACGCAACACAACACAACCAGTTTTGCCCGGATGTTTCGCAAGTTGACCTTCGTGTTCTTGCCTCGGGTCTCCACGATGGACTGTTCGAACTGGTCCCGTTCGGCACCGGTGAGGCCGCGGACGCGAACCCATGTGTTCCACTCGGGCACAAACACGTCTTCGGTGGGCAGATCATTGATGCCCAGAATTTCATCTCGGTTCAAGAACGTCTTGTTAGACACGTTACATTGCCTCCCCACGCATGGTATAATGATAATGGTGATGGCCTTGCGTAGATGGACTTTTGAAGAGATCACAGTGCTGCAGCGCGACTATCCAACTGTTCCCACCGCGGAGCTCGCTCATGCCCTCGGGCGCTCTCGACGGGCGATCCGCCTAAAGGCAGAAAGGCTTGGGCTACGCAAAATCGGCAGACCCGGATATCGTGTACCCGAGTCACGCTACAAGTACGAACGCCGCAAGCACTCCCTATTGCCATTAACCAAGGCGACAGCCTATGCTGTCGGCTTTATTCTCGCCGATGGTTGGGTTGGCAACGGGCGAGTGAGATTGGCAAACACGAATCCGATCATCCTCGCCAAAGTGCGCAATGCTCTCGGCTTCTCCCATAGCCTTAAATTGGAACGCAAAGGGCCGCATGACATATTCACCGTGACCATTACTAACAAAGTTCTTGCTGGCGAATTGCGAGCCCTCGGTATTCCACACGACAAGAGTTGGACGGCCAGGCTACCAGAAATCCCCGATGAACTGTTCAACCACTTCCTTCGCGGATATTTCGACGGCGACGGGACAGCACGATATTCCCGTCGCGGCGGCCTCCAATTGCGGTTCGTAAGCGGGTCACGCCTATTGCTGATCGATCTTGCAGAACACCTCCATCGGATTCTTGGAATCCCGGTGGGCCTCGTTCAGCATGATCGCGACAGGCCAACCGCGAACCGGCTGTATTATAACGGCCCAACTGCTGCCGCCATTGGCGAGTACATGTACCGCGATGCCGGCGACCTTTTCATTCCTCGAAAGCGGCTACCGTTCACTGACTATGCCAGCCGTCAGACGAGCCGAAAGCTGACGCGACAGGATGCCGAAGAAATCCGGCGCCTGGCCGCAAGCGGCGAGCCCGCGGCCAGGATCGCCAAACGATTCTCTGTATCCGACTCCCTAGTCCGGCTCATCATCGCTGGTAAGCGATGGGCTGAATAAGCCCATTCATCCAGTGATTTGCCCGAACTGGTACACGCCCGTCAGCGTGATCGTCACCTGTGCCTGCACCACGTCGCCGGAGCTGATCTCCTGCGGCTGGTAGGCCGTCACGATACCCTGGAACGTCCAGCCGAAGTCGTTGGGCAGTTTGATGCGATAGTGCTTCGCGGTGCCGTCCCGGAAGTCTTGCTCCAGATCCAGGTGCCCCTCGTTCGTCGGGTCGAAATTCAACGTGACGACAACTTCACCCGCGTCAATGAGTCCTGCCAACTTCTTTCGAACATCCCCGGGCGGGTCAAGCTCGTCGACCTCAGCTACCTCGCGCTCCGGCTGGGGAGGCTGGATCGACGCGATCTGCGCGATCTCCTCGAACGCCGTCCCGTCCTCCGACCGATAAAACTTGGTCCTCAACCCTGTGGTTTCAGCCATCGGAATCCCTCCTGTTACTTGTGAGTGATAACCACGTCCACGTGGTAGTGGGTTTGTCCCGTCTCCTCTTGGAGCATGGGAAATGCGGTCTCAACTCGGCACTCCATCACGTACAGCGCCCCAGCCATGAGAGCAGAAGAAAAGCCATCCAAGGAATCTTGGATGGCTTTTGCTACTGCTTCGGCGCCGGGCTCCGTCGTGTCCATCGCCGTGACCTGTAATCGTGTTTCCGTCCATGCAATGCCGTCAAGATCACGGCGAGGTATGCGGCTTATCGTGGAGATGACGATACACGGATACGCCGCTCCATCGGGCCGCGTCTGGTAGTAAATACGGTCGCCGACTAGAGCCGATACGGCAGGATCATCTCTCAGGTGTTTCCACACCACCTTCCGTGGCGTCACCGTTTGCGCCATATCCGCTCCAGCCTCCTCTGCAACGCCTCTATTGCGACGGCTTCCGCCTCTTTGCGTTTCGCATCACCGGCAGGTCTGAGCCACGGTTTCGGTGCCACATGCCCAACGACTCGACCCTTGTTGCGGCCTCGTTTGCGTCCGCCTACAACGATGTCGTGGCCGAACTCAACGAGTCGGCCGTACCAGCCCTCCTTGCCAGGCCCAACTATAACCCAGGCCCTGGTAGGTGTTGTACGGCGTTCGTTGACCTCAGCATGGATGTCGCCAGCCAAGGTGCCTGTCCGCTTGATAACTTGGGCGTTCTTCACGGCCTCTTGCCGGATCACCTCGGCGCCTTTCAGCGTCGCCTCTCGCAAGGCGTCGCCCGTGACCTCTTGCGGCAGCAGCTCGAGCTGGCGGCGAATTTGCTCCGGCGTCGGTCCTCGAAACCGCACCCGCATGTTCATGCCGGAGTCACCTCCCGGCATAACAAGTGCAGCCAGCGTCGATCGCCGTCGCGATCCAGTACCGCCTGAATTTCAAACTCCCGGTCGCCATGCCGGACGATCTGCCGCGGCTCGACCCCGCGCCGCCATCGAATGATGATCCTGTGGTCCGACTGGATATGAGACTGCTGAGCCTCGAAAAACGTCCTGCCCGTCAGCGCCTCCACCGAACCCCAAATAAGAGCGACCCGCTGCCACACGGGGCCAGGCAACGGGTCGCCCCACTCATCACGGCCTTCGACGTATTTGCCGATCTCAATCCGGTGACGAAGGCAACCGATCTCAACCGTCACCCTCATCACCTTCCTCCGGTGGCCCGGAGTGCTGCAGCTCAAACAGCAAGCTAGCCAGTACTGGATTCAGCGTCCGCTCACCCTTGCCTACAGTGAGCCCCCGATGCTCGTACCGGTCAGCCACGTAGGCGAGGATGAACGTCCGTGCTTGCCGCTTTTTCTGCACCCACTCCCACGCCTCGCCGACAGCGTCCCGAAGCTTTTCTTCGGCCTCCTCTATGAGGTTGGCAATGATGGTGTCCTCGGCATCGCCGTCGACGCGGAGCCAAAGTTTGGCCTCCTCCAGCGTCACGAGCGGCATCGTCATCACCCGCCCCGCAGCGCCGCGATAATGTCCGCCTTCCGGCGGGCCTGGCTTACGTCAACGCCCCGCTCGGCCGCTAGGGTCCGCAGTTGAGCCACCGTCATGGCCTCCAGATCGTCCGCCATGGGCGCATCGGGCGCATCAGGTTCATCAACAGCAGGAGCGGGCCCGTTCGCCAGGACCGCAACTCCGGCCCCGATGATGACGCGGGCCCGCTCCTCGGTCACGACGATTTCCTCACCGTACCGGCGGTAGACGCCGACTTGGCGATCCAGCCACGGGCGCCGGCGGGTGAACCGAATACGGACCACGCCGACCACCTCCCGCGTCACGGCGACAGCGTGATTTCACCGTAGACGGCCGCGCCCTCGTCCCACAGGACCACGTCGTCACGGGTGATGACCCGCAGCTCCGTCGAGTCACGCCGCCACGCCTCGCCACCCTCGCGAGTGCTGGCCAGCTCGAACATGCCACGCCAGAAGTGGACGACCAGCTGGCGGAGATTGCCGACAACCATGGGCGCCTTGTTGTCAACCGTCGGGAAGTGCCGGTTCGACAACACCACGATGGGCCTCCCCTTGAACAGCCGCTGGGTCGCGTTCGTCGGGTCAGGCTGCAACAGCGGCCGGCCGTCGTTGTCCTCCTGCGTGTCCAGAAAGTGGAACCCGTCCTGGTTCGTCAGGATGATAGCCGAAGTCGAGATGGCCGGATCCAGGTCCACGTTCAGAATCCGCTTCAGGTCGTTGATACCGGACACCGGCACCTTGTCCAGCGTTGCCAGCACGTTGCGGATCAGCACGTTCCTGGTCACCACGACCTTGCGGGCAATCCAGTCCTGGACGTAGGCCAGGATGTTCTGATCCGTGTCCTGCAACAACTCGCTGGTCAGCGGCAGGAACCCGGCCCGCTTGCGCAGCGTGTACTCGACCGGCACGAACTTCGGGTTGTCCATCGCCTGAATCTCGCCGTACTCGTCCACCGGCGCCATCGGGACCATGTCCTCGTCGGCCTCTAGGACGCGACGGCCGGAGAGGGTCCGAGTCCGCTCCTGCCGGACGTACTGCGTGAGGTCGTTTAGCTCCCGCATGATGGCATTGATGTTGGTCTGGATGTCCGGCGGCACGATGAGCGAAGAGTCGCCGTCCGGGTCAGTGGAGACGCCGCCCTCATGCATCACGTTGCGGAACTCGCGGATAATGGACGCTTCGGCAGGCGAAATCCGCTGCCGCCGGATAGCCTTCAGGAATACCCGCTTGTACTCCTGAGCCAGCTTCTGTTCGTCCTTGCTGGGCGGCTCGTCGCCATCGTCCCCCAGCCGGACGCCGCCCTCGGGCTCAGAACTTTCGAGCTCCTTAAGCGCCTCGATGCGGGCGCGAATCCTCCGCACGTCCTCCATGGCCTTGGTGGCCAGGTCATCGTTCTCTTCGGCGATGGCAGCACGCACCCGCTCCTCGGCCTCGCGCAGCTTGGCCAGGAGCTCACGCATCTGCTTGTTCACTTTGCTCAGCCCCCTTTTTGAGTTCTCGGTCCGTGAAATCAAAAGGAGCTGCTCGACAGCAGCTCCAGCTCCAACGACAGCAGCTTCAACCGGCGCTTACACTCCGCGTCCGGGTCCCCCCTTTCTGCCTGGGGCGCCGGTTTGGGCGGGTCGTCGTTGTCCGGCACCACCAGCAGCTTCGGAGGGTTCTTGAAGCGAGAGAGGTTCACTTCCTGGCCGTTGACGAACAGGGTTCCGTTGCGCAGGGAAGCCGCGACCGCCCGAGTGTCCTCAATCTCGTCAGCGAAACCCTTTTCGACGGCCTCCTCGGCGGTCATCCAGGTCTCGACGTCCATCATGCGCCGGATCTCGTCGGCGTCCAGGCCCGTCTTTTCCTGGTACGCCGCCACCACTGACTCGGTAATGCGGTCCAGCGCGTCGGCCACTTCCCGCAGCTCGTTAGCATCTCCGGCAACGATGGTCCACACGTTGTGGATCATCATCATGGCATTTCGCGGCATCCGCACCACATCGCCAGCCATGGCTACGATGCTTGCCGCCGATGCTGCAATTCCGTCAACGTACACGACCTTGCGGGCGCCGTGTCGTCTCAACATCGACAGAATCGCTTGGCCGGCGAACACATCGCCGCCGGGACTGTTGATGTACACGCGCAGTTCTTCGATGTTGCCGAGCGCCTCGAGTTCCTCGCGAAACTGCCGGGGGGTCACCTCGTCGCCCCACCAGCTGGCTTCACTGATCTCGCCGTAAAGCAGCAGCTCGCCGACCTTCGGGTTGTCTGCCTGGGCTCGAAACTCCCAAAACTTACGTCGCCCCATTACCTGCCCCCCCTTACCACCTCGTCCAACGTCCGCATAGCGCCGTTGACGAGGATTGCATCTCCACCTTCATAAGCGGGCAGCTCCTCCAGCGCCCGTACCTCGTTCGGCGTGAGGAACCCGCCTTGAATGCCCACCCGATATGCTTCGTAGCGGGTCTTGATGTCACTGCGGACAATGGAATCAACGTTCCACTTGACGTAGTAACCTTCTCGCAGCTCCGACTCGAGCAGCAGCTTAGCCGCAATCTCTTGCTCATACCCCGTCAGAATGGCTTGCAAAGTGTCAGCGTAAAACTGCTTTTGCTGCTCCTCGATGTTCGTGTGCGTGGCCCGACTTAGATCGTTCAATTGGTGCATTTTGATGCCAAATACGTTGGCAATCTGACGGATCGTAAGCTGCGTGTTTTCGAGGAACTGGGCATCGGTCATCGAGAGCTGCAGCGGCTGAAACTGAAAACCCACCGGGAGCAAGCTAATCCGGTGGGCGTTTTTCAAACCGCTCGCCATCTCCTCAAAACGCTCTCGAAACCGCCGCTTAGCCTCCTCGTTCAGGTCACCGACATAGTGGATGATGCCTCGAGTCTGAAGACCGTGCTTGTAAAAGTGATGCAAGTACCTCGTGGCGCCGGCGCCGCTCTCAACCAAAAACCGCAGGTAATCGATGGGGTTAATGCCCACAATGCCGTCAACTGTCAACCCCTTAAGATGCAGCACCTCGTCGGGATCAAGGCGGCGCCGCTCACCGCCCACAGTGACGATGTACCAGATCTTGTTTCGCGTGCTAACGAGCCCCTCATCGTCGACCCAGACCTCAACCTTGCCAGTGTCGATAGGCCAAAGCGCCTTGACCTTACCCTTGTTCGGCCCTCGAGTCTCAAACTCGATGGCGACGAACGAATTACCCCGCAAAGCCCTTTGAGCTTCGACCGCCCGCCAGAAATCATAGGCCGTCATGTAAGGGTTGGGCCGGTGTTTCAAGATCGGGTACAAATAGTGGTCCGTCGCCTTGCGAATACCGCCCTCCGGAAGCTCTTGATACACTTTCAGCGGCAGCTTCGCTACAGCCTCACTGAGAATTTTCACACACGCGTAAACCGTAGCCTCCCGCAGCGCCCCGGTGCCCCGAGCATCGATCTCATCACGATCAATGCCCAAGAGATCTAACAAGAACGGGTCAGAGAGCTCGACCGCCCCATGTTTCTTCTGGGCGCGAAATCGGCGGGCGATCCAACCCCACGCCCGCCGCAAGCCACGGCTATTCTGCTTTCCACGCTCCCTTGCCATCGGCATCAGCTCCAAAGCCTATCTAAGAAGTCGTCGTCGATAAACTCACTCACGTCAACGGGCGCTACGGCCGAATGCATTGCTCGCGCATGAGCTGTCACCAATGCTACCGCCGGGTCGATGCGATCGCGGCTACGATTCTTAGCCAACTGGATATTGCCATTCGCGTCCTCCCGGGTCACAGCGTTACCCATGGCCCACATTAGCACCGGATCACCGTCATGGACCAGCTTGCCATCCAACACACAGCCGCGCAGATGCAGCGTCGGCTCCGAAATGTACCGGATGGTCTGCGGCACCTCGACAATCATGTATCCGTACTCTTCCATGCGCCTGTTAAACTGTGCCGCCCTCCACGGGTCCACGCATACCTCCCGAACCCGCCAGCCTTCTCTTTGTACCTTCTCGTGAATCCACTCGGCCACGAAATCCAGATCGATTAGCGCTCCGGGCACAGCCGTCATGTATCCTTGCCGAATCCATAGGTCATAGTCAACCTTGTCCACCTTGCGCCGCTCACGAAGACGGTCCTCGGGGATAAAACTGTGATGCAGCACCGCGTAGCGCCCGCCGTCAAGCGGAAACTCGAAAGCTACACTGCAAAGGTCCGTTGTGGCTGAAAGGTCAACCCCGACATAAACCTCCGCACCTTCAAGATCGGGCAGCTCGCTCTCACAAGCCCGCCACTTCTCCAGAGGCAAATAACCGTCATCCTTCTGATCAACCCACAGATTCATGTTCTTGGTCAGGAAGTTTCGCATCTTCCTGGGGTCGTCCAGAGCTTCCTTGAGGTCAGCCCGGAGCGAGCGCACCCCCCACTCGGTGGCCGCCACCAAAGGGTTCGCTTTGGCCCACACCCGCTCGTCCTTTGGGTCATCGTCCGGATCGAGCTGGGCAATGTAGGCGAAATACTCCTCGTTCTCCACGGCGCCTTCGAGCAGCCGGCAGCAATACTGGTACTCGGCATAGCACGGAGACGACAAATCGAATCCCGCCGTTGTGATCACGAACAGCAGCGGTTGCGACCGCTTAGTCATCGCCGACGTGAGGACATCGTACATTTCCGACGTAGCGTGCGCGTGATACTCGTCAATGATCGCAAGGTGCGGCGCCAAACCGTCGCCAGTCTTTTGGTCATCCTTGCTAAGCGGCCGAAAAACACTCCCCGTTGTCACATGCTCGATACGGGCCTTGCCCGGCTCAAGCCTTTTCAAAAGGTCCGGCGAATTGATCGCCATCCGCCGGGCCGCATCGAACACGATCCTGGCTTGCTCAGCTTTGGTCGCCGCTGCATACACTTCGGCGCCGATCTCACCGTCAGCCATCAGCATGTACAAGCCCAGCCCGGATAGCATCGTCGACTTCGCATTGCCGCGAGCAACCTGGACATAGGCCTTACGAAACCGCCGCAGCTCAGTGTCCTTGTGGATCCACCCGAACACAGAGCCGAGAATGAACCGTTGCCACGAATCGAGAATAATCGGCTCGCCGGCGAGGGGCCCCTTCACGTGGCGGCAGTACGTGAAAAAGTCTGCCACCCGGTCCCCAAGATCGGGCCGGAACATGTATGGGAATCCATCCGTCCCCTGCCGCTCAAGGTCCCTGAGATGACGCTCACACGCAAGCTTGACCCAGCGCCCAGCTAAAATGTCGCCACTTATAACAGCTCGGGCATAGTCAGTGACAACGTCAACCGCCACGGTTGAGTTTGGCATTGCCGAATTTCGCCTCGAAATCGTCTACTTTCTCCTCACCCTTCCTGGGAAGCGCTAGAGACGCCCTGCCAGAAGGGTCCAGCCCGAGCCGTGGCGCCAGTTTTGCGATGATGGCAGCGTATTTATTCACAACCAACACCGCCGGGTTCTGCACCGGTCCTTTCAAGCTCTCAACAATCACGCCGCGCTCCTCAATCTCCTTCGTTGCTTCGGCGTATCGCACCAAAGCGTCGCAATAAACGGCAAGCTGATCAACGTCAGCGACCGTCAGCAAGCCGGTCTCAGCCATCACCTTGACAATGCGGCGAAATTCCTTCTTCGCCGCCGGCCCAAGCCACGAAGGCGGCTTCAATTCACCCTCTGGCGGCCGGAGGGCGGCTTCACGCTCACGTCGTTCGCGAATTTCCTCTTTCGTAAGGTGCTTCTTGCCATCTAATACCAACAACTCGATGGGTCGCGCTCGCCTGCCCACACGGTCGCCCCCCTTTCAATTGCATTTTTACGGGAGATTTGCGCGCAAAAGGACCCGGCGCCGGTCCCCCGGCCAATTGCGCGAAATTTTCTCCTACCCCCTGGGGACCCCGGCCTGGCCCCCACCAGCCGCCTCCCCCTGCTCTGCCCGCACCGCGTTGTGGCACGGGCCGCAGAGGGAACGCAGGTTCGACATGTCCAACCGCCGCTCCCATGCCACGCTGAGCGGGACGATGTGGTCCACAGTCGTCGCTGGCGTGATTCGCTGGCGCTCCAGGCATCGCTGGCACAGGTAGGCGTCCCTCGCCAGCACAGCCTGCCGGGCCCGCTCCCATGCGGCGCTCTTGTAGAACGCCCTCGCCCGCTGGTCCCTGCGGTGCCGGTCGTAGTCCCGATCGACCATGCGCCGGTACTCCCGCCGCTGCTCGTCGGTCCAGGTGTGGGCCGGACAATACGTCTCCGGCGGTCGCACGAGTTCAGGACATCCTGGCGTAGCACACGGACGCATGGGCCTCATTCGCACCACTCCCGACGCGCCCCGCGGCGACTTCCGGAACGCCAGACTTCCATGGGTCCTCGCGGACGGAAACGTATGTTTCCGCCATCCACAGTGCCACACGTTTGTTTGGGCGCTACATCTTGTGGTAAAATTGATCTCGAATCCCAATAAGAAGGGAGGGAAGCAACGTGGGCAAGAAGCAAATACACACGGTCCCCCGTGGCGATCGATGGGCAAACGTCATCCCGGGCAACGAACGGGCGTCTGGTGTTTACGACACCCAAGCGGAAGCCATCGATGCTGCCCGCGAACGTGCCATTCGTGACGGGCTTGAACACTTTATCCACGGCCGCGACGGGCGAATCCGGGAGAAGAACAGCTACGGAAACGACCCCTTCCCCCCAAGAGGCTAGTAGCTGCCTTACCCGGGTAACGAGAAAGGCGTCATGCACGTCCAGGTGCATGACGCCTCATGTTTTTTCCCGCCTCCGGATCGACGTCTGGCAAGGCTTTAACCGAATTTCCCCCAATACCATTCTAGCACGGATTTTGTTTTACAATGCCTCAACATCGTTTTACAATGTCTCAAACCCTCGAGCAAGCGACGAGTCCAAACTCGTAGGCGAACGCCATGAGTGCGCGGTCCCGAATTCGGTAGGCAGTAGCCCGGCTCACCGCAAGTTGCTTACAGACGTAGCCCCATCGCGCGAACTCGAAATACCGCATTTCCACGAGACGGCGTTCCTCGGGAGGCAGCGATGCCAAGACTCGCTCGATTACCACGGCGTCCTGGATCTCTCGAGCATGCTGCACGGCCCACCGCTCCTGGCGACTGGTCGGATCCGACAACTGGACGCCGATACCGGAGAGAGATGCCGCGGGAGCATCGGGATACTCTAGGCGCAACACAGCGTATGCGTAGAGCCTCGCCTCGACTATGGGTCTCGCTTGCTCAAACGTCACGGTCCCGCCTCCCTTGTCTGCCCGACAACAGCCTCCATAAGAGCCTTGTAGAGCTGCTCCCGTGTCGCTTGCTGGATGATTCGCAGCGATGGCGGCTCCTGCGCTCGCATCCACTTGTCGACCTGGCGACCAGCTTTGGGTGAATCCACTCCGGTGCAGATCAGAGCCCATTCGGCTCCGGCGCTGAAGGCGCGCTCGACGGCGCTATCGATCAGCTGCCGCAGTGTCGCCTTGGGCACTTCCGTCACCGCCTTTCTGCGCGGCATCCAGCGTCATACCTTGCATGCTGATCATCACCCCGCCATCTTCGCAAACTCAGCTTCCACCGCCTGCATCACTCCGGGAGCATCGGCAAACAGCCGCTTTATCGCCTCCCGATACGGCTCAAGCCACTGACTCCGCAGCTCTTGCTCGCTCCACACGTCCAGGAGCGGCCTGTAGTCGAGCCGAAACATCTCCCGCCCGTCACTCGCACGCTTTGTCTCAAGTCTAGCTCCGCCGCAGCGGAACCCGTGGAGCAGTCCCCAAAGCGCCCTGTCATGGTGCCAGGCCATGGAGAGCACCGCCACCCAGCGTAGGTGATCCTCCACCAGATCGGGGCGAGGGTCGAGATCGGTCGCCTTCATGCCTCTCGCCTTCATGCCTGTCGCCTTCATGCCTGTCGCCTTTTCCTCTGATGATACACTTACCGGTATGGGTTCATTGATACGAGGTGATCCAGAGTTTTGATTGCCGACGAACTTTGAGAACTTACTCACTCCCGTTCACCTCCTCGAGCAGTCGCTTTGCGTCCTCAACGCTCGTCACCACGCCGGCCACGGCGCCGGCCGCCGCCCAGCGGCCCAGCTCATATTCTTGGAGCTTGGTCGGCTTGCCACCCGGGCGCTTCACCTCCAGGGCCAGGGCCCTGCCTCGATAGACGCCGATCAGATCTGGCAGCCCACGCCGGTACGGCCCTCCATAAGTTTTGATCACGTGGGCGCCCCGGGCCCGCAACCATCGCATGATGGCCTCGGTGATGGCAGTCTCGGTCATTGGGCACCAACTCGCTCCAAGACCGGGGACAAACCATAATCCGGGTACAAAACCGGGTACAGAAAAACCCGCTTCAGAAGGCCATTTCGGCCATTTGTACCCGGTGTACCCGGTGTACCCGGAAGTTTTGACCTTATATACGCGCGAAATTTAATTTGAGTTGGAAACGGGTTCGAGAAATATCTCTCGCGCGCATAAGAGAAATGCATTTTTTCCGGGTACACCGGGTACATATTACTAAAAGCCGCTCCACAAGGGCGTTTCTGTGTACCCGGAAGTGTACCCGGTGTACCCGGAATGAGCCAAATGTACCCGGAAGCCTTACGCATCTACCCCATCCTCCAATGGCTTGACGGCAATGACTCGAACCTTTTGGGATCCAACCCGCTTTTGAATCTTGAAGCGAACTTCTTGGCCCTCGATCGCTGTTTCGATCCAGCCGCGTTCGGCAAAATCCCGGAGCACTCGCCGCTCACTGAAGCCGCCTTCCTTCATGCACCTCCGAAATGCCGATGGGAGGATGTAGATCCAGCCGGGGTCGCCGTATGTGCCGTGCCCAAACCACCCAAACCGCTCCTGGGGGTCGCTCTGGGGATCGAACTTGGCGGCATGCTGGCTCACCCAGCTCCACACCCACTCCAGCGCCCGGTTCGCCTCGTCGGCCGCCGCCGCCGTCTCAAGGTGAGCAAGCACCATCTGGGCGAGGGCCACGGCCCCCTGGAAAGCCTGCTCCTCCGGCTCGCCGAACACCCACTCCGAAGCGTAGGCGTCAGCCGCTGCGACGACGGCGACCGCCGTCAGGTGCGATCCCAGAGCCCCGGGCGCCTCCTTCTCCAGGAACCCCGTCATGATGTCCACGTCCGCCTTGACGAGATTCGGGTCTTTTTCAAGTTCCGCCATGAGCCGGCGGATGAACAGCGGCCCGGCGTGGCCGTGGTTTGCTTTCGTGAGCCCATAGATGCTCCGGGCCTCGGCCTCGTCACCCTCGAACGGCTCGCCGTACCACTCCAGAGTTCTGGTTTTGACGCCTGTCGGTGACGAATCGGTGCTCAAAGGTTCCTCGCCCGTGGTGAGCACGATCGTGTGCCACGTCTTCGCCGCTTCGAGGCCGCCGGATTTCGTGCCCCGGATCTTCGACCTCCCAAGTCCGAGCATGTAGACCAGGCCCTCGACGAGCTCCTGACGGTCCCCCACGACCTGGCGTTCGTCCACCAGCATGGGCAGGTCCGAGTACAGCGCCGCCATGCGCTCCATGCCTACCCGTGTGGCGTAGAATGAGGCCGTCAGTTGCTCCGGGTCGCCCCAAACGCTGGTGGCAAGCCACCCTGCGGCCGTCTTCCCTCCCCGAGATGGACCCCAAAGATGGACGATGAATGTGCGATGCCCCACGAGTCTAAGGAGCGGAGCCGCAAAGCCGCAGGCCAGGGCGAAACGGACCATGGGGTGGCGCCGGGCCCAGCCGGCGAAGCGCATCCACTTGTCAAGCTCGCCCGCGGGCTCATAGCCGCTCGCCCCGTCGATGTCCACTACCACGTCCCCCGCAGCCCCGGGCAGGAATACCCTGTCGGCTACCCAGCCGTAATGACCGACCGCATCCTGGCGAGGGATTACGTCGTCGTTCTCCTTGATCAGATCGGTGAGGTAGGCGACCAGATGCCGAGCAGTTTCGCTGCTCACCGGAAGCCCCTTGTCTGCCAAGGCGACGACGTTCCGGGCCGTGAGCAGCGTCGAAGGTTGGACGATTAGCGACCTCCACCCTCCGTCGCGGTGATATGCGATCTCAATGCGCTCCTCGCCGATGTCCACCCGGCGCAGCCGGCGGGTGATGAGCACCGGGCAAGGCGACGCTGTGAGCGGGATGCCGTCTTTCCCTAGTCGGTACACACCCCGCTCCGAGACCATCCACCCCTGCGGCCGGCGGAGCTCAATGGGCGCGTTGGGCAGGAGTTTCTCGACCTCAACCTGCGGCGCCGGCGCCTTGCGCTTGGCGGCCTGGCGCTCTTTAATCTCGGCGACCAACTCCCGCACTCGCCGGTTAAGCGCCCGCTTGTCCACGCCGCGCCCGGCCAGGGCCAGGCGGTCCCTGGCCCTGGCGTACTCGGTCTCGGCCCACATCTGCGCGGCAGCCAAGGCCAGGAGCGTGTCCGTGTCATAGGCCGCGTCCGGCGTCCCCTCGACCCGCAGCCGTTCGCAAGCCGCGTCGATGCGCCGGCTGACGAACGCCTCGGCGCCGTCCTCGCTTGGGACCCAGATTGGCGTGTCATGGATGAGGAGACGGAGATCATCGGGCGTGCGGACCAATAGATAATCGTCGAGCCCCGTCTTATCGCCCTGGGCGACGTGGGGCAGCGACAGCACCTTGACGGCCACTACGCCCAGCCGATACAGCTGCTCGGCCAGCCGGGGATAGGCATCCCAGGCTACGTGTTCCTGCGTAATGTCGCTGTCGTAGATGAGGACAACTAGTTCCCGACCCTGCCAATTGATGCGCCCGAAGTCAGCCAAGAGCGCTCGCTCATCGTCCTGCTTCTCGCCGTACTCGTTCCGGGACTTCCAGCTCCAAATACCGGCCGTGGCAATGCAGGGTAACCCGTTGCCGATGGCCGCGAGGGCCTTTTTCTCTCCCTCGGTGATGATGAGCATGTCGCAACTCAAGACGACTTCGTTGGGCAGGCTCCGAGGAATGTAGAGCCGGTTGCCGCTGGCTTTAGGCGAAAGGTACTTGGCCGGCTTTGTGTACCCCGGTCCCTTCCATGGCCGGTCGAGGCGTACCCGGACGAAATCGTCGTGGCCCGGATACGGGAAAACGATGCCGCCGGAGCCGACGTCCCAGCCGAGGAGCTGCTTCACCTCCTCAGCCGTCGCCGACCACAGGCCCTCGCGCTCGATGATTTCTGCCGGGATGCCAGAGCCATGGACAATCTCCTGGCGGTGCTTGGATGTCAGTTGCGGTTGACGTTTTGGCGCCTCCATGGTCACCGGCGGAGCCTCCTTTCAGGTCTCGAAATAGAGGGGGCGGGACGCCCCGCTCCTTAGAACGGGGCGTCCTCGTCGTCGGAGGCGCCGGTGACCTCGTAGTCCTCGCTCGTGATGCCCAAGCCGCGGGTGACTCGCTTGATGCTCTGCGAGTAGGCGGCCATGCGCTGCTGCACGTCTTCGGGTAGCACGCCGACCAGCTTGAACGTGGCCTGCGAGTAGGCGATGCCCGACCGCGACTGCTCACGCTTGAGGCTGATCCGGGTCACGACCTGATGCGGCCGAAGACCGCGGCCCAGCACTCGCTTAGCGAGGTAGTTGGCCCAATTGCGGATCGACGTCGGCGGCAGGGTCAGCATCAACGGGAATGCCTCGCTCTCGCGTAGGACGTACAGCCGCACCATGTTTTTGCATGCTTTGCCGGCGCCGTCGTCGGCGCTTCCGAACTGATTGAACGGGCAATTGGCGCAGGCGTTCTCCCGCCCGGCCCAAGGCAGACCGGAGTCCGGCGTCGCCACACCCAACTTGCCGTCCAGGCTGGAGCACGCCGGCGGCTGCCCCTGGCCGGAGAACGCAGCGGGCCAGTAGGCGTTGACCCGGTGATGGTCGACGATGGCGCCGACGATCTCCTTGACCGTGTCAACCTCGTCGTCGTCAATCGGCACCTCAAAAGCCAGCCCGCCGCCGCTTGGAATCTTCACCCGGTCGAAGGTGACCTCGAGACCCTCCAGCTCTTCCAGAAAGGCGCTCTGGTCGAGCACCGCCGGCTTGAAGCCCTCAACAACTGCCAATGCCGTCGTGCTGCTTGTGTTGGGTGTCGTCATGCGAATCTCTCCTTTCACTTGGCCTTGCGCAGGCCGACCGTGGTCTTCTCGAAGACGTTGACGAGCTCGGCCAAGTCGGGCGGAAGCTCGTCCTCGTGCTCTTCCTTGAGCTCCTTGACCGTAGCCGAAAGGGTCCGCGGGTGGACCGTCTCCTGCACGATGGAGCCGTAGCCGTTTGCTTTCAGCCACTCGATGAGCTCTGGCTTCCGCTCGGCAACGGCCGAGACGTAGGTCTCAGTCTTGAGGTAGTAGAGCTTGTCCCCGCGGACGAAGTTCTGAATCTCCTCGGCCACCATGGCCTGGGCGAGCTCCTGGTCAACCCGCTCAATCTCGGCGTTGACCTGCTTGAGCTCGTCCTCCAACTCGGCCTTGCGGTCTTTGAGCGTCCGCAGCCGATCTGCCAACTCAAACAGCGTCGCGCTCATGCCGCACCCCTCCCTCCTACGATGATCTGGCGCCACTCGTCCACGACCAGGCGGCTGATGTCCCGCTTGGCCGCAAGAGCCTGCATGATGCGCTCATCCACCGTCCCCCGGGCCAACAGGTGGAAATACTGCACCTTCTCCGCCGTTTGCCCCGCCCGCTGGATGCGCGCCTTGGCCTGTTCGTAATCCGCGAGACTCCAGCCGGTGCTGTAAAAGACGGCCGTGTCGGCCCGATGGAGAGTGATGCCAAGTCCGCCGGTTTGGATCTGGATGACCATGACTCTCGGCTCGGGCTCCTCCTGGAATCGGCGGACGAGCTCGCCGCGGTCCTTGGTCTCGCCGTACAGGCCCTCGGCCTGGATGCCGACCTTCTCGCAGGCCGCTAGGATCGCTCGGATTTCCGGCACGAACCGGCAGAAAACGATCACCTTGCGCTGCTCGTTGGAAAGCAGGTCCTCCAGCAGGTCCATGAGGGCATCGAGCTTCTCGGTGCCGACCTGAACGGTCTGGCCGTCGTCGGTGTTGACCCAGCCTCCTGTCACCTGCTGGAGCCGGAGTAGCTCCGTGAGGACATTGGGAGCCGAGACGGCAGCCTCCGCACTTAGCCGGGCAACGGCCTGTTCCTCAAGCTCCCGGTAGATGGACCCGGCCCGGGGCCCGAGTTGGACTGGGATGTCCGTATAGACCTCGGGCGGCAGGTCTAGGCACTCGGCCCTCGTAATCCTGAACGCAATCCGGTGCGCCTTCTCCACCAGCTCGTCCAGGTTGCGATAGCCGACGACCTGGTAGTTGTTGTAGCCGCCCATGACGGCGTATCGGTTGCGGAAAGCGTAGAAGCTGCGCCCGAAGATGGACGGATCCAGGTAGCGGTACTGGCTCCAGATGTCCAGCGGGTTCTGCGTCACGGGCGTCCCGGTCAGGAGCAGCCGATAGCTGGCCACCTGCCCAAGCCGGCCCATCGCCTTGCTCTGCTGGGCGCCGGGTGTCTTGATCCGGTGCGACTCGTCGGCGATGATGAGGCCACCCTTGACGAACCGGGCGAGGGCCTGTTCCATGCGCCAGGTGGCCTCGTAGTTGACGACCGCCACCCGTAGAGCTCCCTCTGGCCACGGTCCGGCCAGCTGCGCCTCCCGATCAGCGATAGACCCCTCGAGGACCCGAACGTCGTGGGGAAACGCCGCGAAGGTGCGAAACTCCCGTTCCCACACGGGAAGAACCGACTTGGGAGCGACGACGAGGCAGGTGCTGATCTGCCCATCGAGGAACCGTCGACCGGCAACAGCGACGGCTGTGGGGGTTTTCCCTGTACCTTGTTCCATGAGAAGAGCAAAGTTGGGAATTGTCAGAGCCATAGCCGCCGCCCGTCGCTGATGGGCATACAGAGGCAACCGGGTCGGAAGATTGACGTCGGCGTCCTCGGCATCCTTGAGTTCCGCCACGGCCGCCTCGGCTCGTCTGACCTCTTCCACGGCCCGGAACACAGCCGGATCAATCTGGGCACCCGGAAAGAGGGTCTCGATCTGATCCAAAACCTCGGGCCGGGCCGGAAGACGCCAGGTTTTTGTGCTTTTGTGCCAGCGAGCGCCCAATCGTTTGGCTGCGTCCCTGTCCTCGTACGGGCACCGCAGCACTAGTTCGCCGGTTGCGGCATCGTGGTAGATTCCTGCCATCCTCATCTCACCTCCATGGGTATCAGCAGCACATCCCCCGGCTGGATGCGTTCTGGATCAATACCGCCGTTTGCTGTCCGGATGATATAGACGGCCTCCCGTGGATCCATGTCCGGTGCGTACTGGCGGGCTAGACCCCACAGAGTGTCGCCCGGCCGGACGACGACCTCGATCATCGCGTAGTCCGGTGAGGGCTCCAGCATCATCCAAGCCACCACACCGACCCACATGACGGCCACGGCCAGCAACGCCATCGTGTGAATCTCGGTGATTCGATCTTGTCGGAGCGTGCGGATCATGATCCTGTCGCCTCCCGCATGTCCGTACCGGCGAGGTATCGTTCGAGTCGCGTCGCGTTGATGTAATAGGACCATCTACCACCCGGCATCTGGACCGCAGTGCCGAACGGGAATTTCCCGGCTCTCAGCCCCAGTCTGAGGAACTGGGGCGTGACACCCATCCGCCGGGCAGCTTCGTCGACCGAAATGCGACCTCTCATACATCAAGCCCCCTTTGTTTCCTTTAGGAAACCTTCGGTGAAAAAAAGAGAGCGCACTTGCTCGGGGTCCATGCCAAGAGCCTCCTGTATAGCTCTAACTTCGGAGACTTTGAATGACCCCGGGTTCTTTAGCCGGCGCCAAAGGGTTTCGCGACTGACCCCGATGCGATCTGCCAGTTCTGAGATAGTCATGTTGCGACGGATGGCCTCGGCCCGTAGCTCGTTCGCGAGCATTCTCAACCCCTCCTCCTCGGACAAACGTTTCGTTTGCGCAACTCCATCATACACCAGCTTTGATGCGTGGTCAAGCAGTTTTGGAAACTTTTTTTGGCTCAACGTCTGTTTGGGTTGCATAAACGAAACCCAATCCGGTATAATTGTAATGGAAGGGGGGCGCGAAGACATGTCGCTCGGATCGAGGTTGCGTGAACGGCGTCAACAGCTAGGGTTGACCCTTGAAGAGGTTGCGCAGGCTGTTGGTGTGAGCAAGAGCACTGTGCAAAAGTGGGAGTCGG